GCAGGCTTCAGGAAGATGTCTGCTCGGAATTCGTTATTATCAATAACATCAGGTGTATTGTTTGTAGTGTCACAAACAACGAGGAATCCATAAAGTCCTCTCTTAGCCTGAACGTCACGTAGATATGGTTCCACAATATTGCGGAAGTTTGCTCTTGTTAACTCATCGTTGAGTTCAAAGAGTTGAGCTTGTGCTGCTTTTTCAAGTGCTTGCTCGATTGTTAGGAATAAACGACGAACGTTAATTCTATCAAATGCTGATGCATATCCAAGTGCAGTCTTATCACCGAAGAGAAGTGTTCCAATACCAGGTGTGGTAATGAAAGAGTTAACTCTTGCAGGATAAAGTCTGTCTCTTTGAGTCTTACTTGGGTTGTATGCAAGTTTAACTGCGTTGTTAATAACACCTCTTTGCTGTCCTGCTGGTGAGAACCAAGGATAAGCAACGATATTTGTGCGTGTCATTAGACCAGCAACGTCTCCGTTACATGGAACATAACGGAATTCATTATTAAATCTGTCGAACATATACTTATAACCACTATCAAATACACCATAAGATGAAGAAGCTAGTGGACTAAAGAAGTTAAGAACGTTCTCAGTCTGAGTCTCAGTGTTAGTAATGTTAACAACGTTTGCTCTGTGTGGACTAATAGTTGCCATGCAGTCCATTCTATCTCCAGCAATTGATAGCAATTGATTTGCTTTTGCTTGAGAATCAAATTCGTTTGTACATCCTGGTCCCATAATGAGGTAATCTACTGCGACCTCATCTTTATTAGAGAACAATCTATAAGATGTCATTAGGTCTGCTAATGTAGCAGCCATTCCACCTTTTGTTTCACCAGATGGAATTGAACCATAATCTTGTCCACCAGATAGTTCGTATGCGATATTACCTATTGCAGAATAAGTAACACCCTGTGCATCTAGACCCCATAATCCATCACCAGTTGTAACTGGAGTACATGCTGTAGAGAATCCAGTTGCTAAAGGTGCAGTTCCCCAATTAGCATCAGCCCCTTCAGATGGGTTCTTACCTGCGTAGAGATTATCTGAATAAAGTGCAAGATAATCTTTGTAGTAAGTTTTCTGTGGTGGATTTACTGAAGAAACAGTATCTTTTGCCTTAGAAAGGTTAAGATGCTTCTCAACAATATTTCCTTTAATACCTGTTAATCTACCTTCATCATCAACTAGAACAACGTGCAATCCATCATTCTTACCATTCCTTTCAGTAACAAAATTGCTACTTGTTGGTCTAGGTGCTAATGTCTTCCAGTAAACAACAGCATTATTAATACCTAATATCTGCTCATCATACCAGTCTTTAACTGATGCTGGAGTATATGCTGCACTAGCAGAGTGTCCAGTAGTAACACCAGAAGCATTAAGGAACTGAACAGATGAATCTGCTTTAAACGCAGCAATTGCATTTCCTTCAGCATAATCAATTGGGAAGTATGAAGTTATACCACCAACTGCTGATATTCTATCAGTGATCTTAACATCAAAGGTACTATTACTATTAGTAGAGTCTGTGCTTACACCAGTAATAATTCCCTTAAGGAATCCTGTAATTGAACCAGTGGTTCCAATTCCTGGAATAACTTGTCCGTCTATATTTGCAGTAACAGCAAATCCAACACGAGCACCAGCATTATACAAGTTGTTAGTGTTAATACCAATCGTTTGGTCTGCAGCATCATCAATCTGACAAACTTTGAGTGTATTTGCCCAAGTTCCAGGATTCTTCGATGAATAAGTGAATGTTGCATCACTCTGATGATTGTTTAAGTAATCATCGTAGTTATAAATTTTAAGGACTGCGGTAGAAGCAACACCAACACCTGCGTTAGCATTATTAAGGTTACTACCTGCGGTTCTAACAACCTTAAGAACACCACCATATGAAAGGAAAGATGATGCACTCATCCAGTATTGATACTGTGCGTCTGTTCCTATGGGTTTACCAAAGGTATTAACTAAATCTTCTTCTGTACTAATTTCTATGATGTCATCAACAGGTCCGATTTCAAACGGTCCTGCAATAGCACCGATATTGTCTAATACGTTATCAGCTCTTCCTATTGTTAAATCAACCTCCCTTACCAGTACTCCAGGAGATAATTGAGGAGTTGCCATGTTGTCTTTCTCCGAGTCTCAGTTTATCTGAAAATATTTATCAATTAGGGTATTTTCAGCGGGGAAACATGGAGTGAACTACCAATCTGGATATAACCAATCACTAAATGCTTTCTTTTTTCTGGTTTCCACTATCCTTCTTACAGTGCAAATTTTACATTCATATGAATATGATGATGGAACTGCCCCTCTACTTTTCCTAGTTCTATAAAATCCATCAATTAAATTCTTCTCCTCTCCACATACTCTACACTTTCTATCAACAAGCAATAAATGCCCAAGTTTTAATTGCTTGTCAAATTCCATCTATCTGTAATTCCACATATAATCCATACCACCACCTTTATCACCATATTCATCAGTAAACCATCTATCACCATCATTGTCAACAAAACTCTCATTACTCATACCATCATCCATAAATCCAAATGGAGCCATGTCTTGTTCTATCTGATTCTTCTGTTCTTCATACAACCTTTTTCTTACATCCTGATCAGTAAGTTCTTTAAAGTAATCATTCTGAACCAACCATGCATATATGACTAAACACATAGCAAGGTCATCATTACATCCTTCTTCTGCCTCAAATGAATTATGTTTCTGAATGAATGTTGTTAATTCAGATATAATTTCATAATCTTTAAATACTATCTTATCAGATTCAATAAGTGCTTTTAAATTAAGAGATCCAACCTTTTTAACAGTCTTGGACATCTTAACTCCAAGTTGAGTTTTCTTACCAGAGAATCCTTGACCAACAACTTGACCTGCTCTACCTCTCATAGAACACATTAATAAGTTTTCATATTCAAGATCAAAGTTTAGAATAGATGCTACCTGATCACCAATATCATTTACCTCACACATTATAAATGCATTATTATATTTCTTTGCTATCTCCCATATTACATTAGGGAATATCATTGGTTTGATTTCATTATTCCTATACTTACCTACAACTTTATGAGGGAACTCTGTAATATCAATAAGAACAAAGGCAGAATAATCCTCTGCAACCCCTCTTGCAACGTCAACAGTCATTAGATAATCATGACCTTTTACAGGATCATCATAGATATCCAATCCAGCACTTTTGGCAATAGGATTTTCATATACTAAAGTTCTAAGTTTAGATGGATTTATAAGAGTATCAACAGATCCTAAGAACTCACACTCAAACTCAATTTTAAATTGTTGTTCAGAGGTGTTAGCAATAGTTTGTTTTTTCCAAGCAGCATCTCTACCTGGAACTTGAGACCAATGTACATCAGTAGGAATATATTCATTCTTTCCTTTCTCTGCATCGTGCCAATACCTATAGAAATGGTTCATCCCGTGAGGGGTTGATACCATTATGACTTTGGTTGTTTTACCAGAAGTAATAGTAGGATAAACAGAACTAAAGAATGCCTCGGCAATATGATTAGGAACAAAAGCAAACTCATCCAAGAAAAGAATGTTGAAAGACATTCCTCGGACAGCACTAGCAGATGTTGATGCTGCAAGTATTTTTGATCCATTTTCTAACTCCAGTGATCCTTTGTTCCAAGATATAATACCCTGCTGCATCCATTTAGGTAAATTCTCATATGCAGTCTGCAATCTACCCAATAAGTCTCTGGCAGTTGCTGCTTTGTTTGCAAGAATACCAATATTTACACTATCATTAAAAACAACATAGTGTAACAGGTATGATACAGACGTGGTGGATTTACCAGTCTGACGAGGCATCTTACATATATTAAATCTATTCTCGTGAAAATTTCTAATTAACTTCTCTTGAAAATCATATGGTTGAAATTGAATAAGTCCCTCATCAAGAGAAACAATCTTCATATAGGTCTTAGCAAAATATACAGGATCAGCTGCACATCTCATAAACTCCTCAATTTGCTCTTGAGTAAATTCTTGAGCAACGTTTGCTTTTTTTAGATTGGGATTACCTAAATAAATGTC